ATTGATAGTTGCCGTCACGATCTTCAACTTTTTCGGTGACTCTTGTTTCTACCCAAGTATCGGAAGCTGGACTCAAATCAATTGATCCAATCCAGTTAACAACAGCAAAAGGATTTACATTTTCAGATCTAGTTGCAAAATTATTTCTAAAATAAACAACATCTGTATAGTTCAGACAAACTACATCACCTACTTTTTTTGTATTTGGGGATCCAAGATCAGTTACAAATCTAAGATCTGCGTCAGGATTAGATGTATTTCCTACACCAATTACTGCTTCAGAACCTAAAAGAAGATCTAATGAAGTAGTATAATGTTGTGGTCTTAAATATCCATTCGCTGTGTCTATACTACATTTATAGGCAGGGTTTCCTAACCCACCACCAAAAATAGATTTAAAGTTGTCTACAAAAAATCCACATTTAAATCTATCTAACTGAGTTTGTTCATCTCGTAGAGTTAAATTTTTGGTATCCGTTTCCAATAGAGAGAGTGAAGTATAATACTCTACATTTTTCAATCTATCTTCCAAATTGGAAATATCTTTCATTCTATATCTCTTATGAGATGATAAAATATTTTTAACATCTGAAACATCATAGACATATGGAGGTATGACTATAGTTGATATTTCAAGACAATTATCTACAGGATTTGGTTCTTTTGGTTCTAATGAAGGTACTCCAGCATTTACAAAGAACTTTCCATCTTTACTCAAATACAATTTGTCAATTCTTCCCAAATAATATGAATAACCTAGATTTATCGATCTACCTTTTGCAAAATTATAGGGACTGGAATTTGAACCGGTGGTGAAGACTCTTGATCCAAATTCAAATGGAGATTTAGTTGCAGTAGAAACGTTAAATGGAACTACTCTTGGTCTTACATCAATAATATCACTAGCGGCAATATTTGAAATAATTGGTAAATCTGAAGTATATCTATCCTTAGCGTATGAATCTACAGTAACGAAGTGACCATTATCATTAGAATCAATGGTATAATTATTGAAAATTATTTTTAACTTTTTAGTTGGAGGAGAATCATCAGATCTTCTTGTTACATACGAATAATCAGAATACTCCGGCTTTTGATTTGGATTTAAAACAAAACTAGAAGTTATATCTCTATCACCTTGAACAAAGGAAGAGACAATAGCTGTTATTTGAGATTCTTTAAATGTAACTCTTTCTCCGGTTACAAAAGTTTTTTCATTTAAAAAGACAACCTCAACCTCATTTGTACTATTATTGGATACTAATCTAGCTGCTGCTCTACTTGCTTGTCCAAAAACTAATTCACCTTTTATTGAATTAAGTATATTTGCATTTAAATTTGTTAGAACAAGTCTTGGCAGATCTGGATCATTAGAATCCGAAGATTCATAAACAGCCAGTAGCTCTTCTACATCAGGTACATTTAAACATATATTTTTATCTTGAACTCTAGTTCCATATAAGGAATTATATGTCAAACCATCAGCTAGTGATGTTCCGGCTACACCAGAAGAAGTGTTTGATGATCCACTTACTATAAGTTCACTACATCTATTATAAACTTTATTTTTTGGTTTTAAATCTTCTTTTAAAAATGTGACGGTCAATCTTGCAGGTCCGTCTTGACTTATATTTTGCAGACTTACAGTTCTTCCCGATACAGTTAGTTTTTGATTGTTAAGTTGTTCAACATCCCCATTCGCAAAAGAAAGGTTGTAATATTCTTCATCGTATGGTTCTAAAGTTAAAGAAGTATCAGTTTCTAATACTTGATTTAGTCCACCAGAAGAAACTGTGACTGAATATGACTTTCTAATTACAATAGAAGATCCAGTAAGATCAGTTTCAGCAACGTTGTCATACTCCAATTCTGTATATAAGTATGCCTGATTTGTATTTAAAATCTGAGGAGTAACTTTTATCAGATTAGTGGTGTTTATTGTACTTCCTGGTAAAGATCCAGAAGAAACTCCCACAACATCGGTGGTAGGCTCAATAATAATAGAATTTGAAGTTGCTACAACTTCTTTTACTCTATTATAAGTAGGTACAGTGTTTCCTGAAGAACTGTATGAGATTATATCACCAGTACTAACACCAACATAAAATGTTGAACTTGATGTAGTTACTGTACTAACTCCTCCAGAACTGCCGGTAATTGTAAAAGTAGAACCTTGTGGAGAAAGATCTATTCCCCTGGAAAGAACAGTATCTGCACTAAAAGTAACACCGTTACCAACTACTTGTTTGATATCGGAAATACTATAATCTCTTACGGATTTAATAGTTCTAGATGCATCTATACCATTAATTTTTATTTCTTCATTTTGAGCAAATGTACCAGAAACTTGATAAAGTATTAACTGATTCGTTTCTGTGGCATTTTGTACTAAGTATCCAGATGCATTGCTGTTTTTGCCTTCAATAAATGCAGGTGCTTGAAGTGTGATAGTTGCATTTAAATTTAAATAAACATATGTCTGAATATCATATAGTGAAGTTTCATATACAGTTGAATTATTGACATATTCTGAACTTTTTAATTTAAAATCATATACTCTACCAACACCAATTTCTAGTCCAGATGCACTTCCACCCGAAACTGTTCTATTTGAATAAAATTTGACAGTAGAAGTAGAATCAAATCCTATTGGCACAGACCCATGAACATTGTTAAGTTCTAATTGTCTACCTAAAGTAAAGGGTACTGAAGAGTTTTGTACTTTTTCAGTTGTTCTAGTTTTTTCTAAATCAACCGAAATTGTATTGATGGTTTCTATTTCATATCCCCTTACATAAGCTTTACCTGGGGATATTTGAATAGACATCAAATCTTCAGATGGAAGATTCCCCGATTTCGTAATTTGACCTTCACCGAATACTCCACCATTCCCCATATTGTCGTTTAGGGATTCTTTTATGTTTACTGTAAACGGATTTATATAATAATCCCCAGATTCATCATAAGTTCTTCTAGCTAATTCATCCCTAATCAATGTTGAGTTAGTTTCTTTAACGAACTTTTGAATGATTCCATCTTCAAGTCGCATTAACTCAATAAAATCTTCATCATTTAAATCATTCAAAGATTTTTTAATTAGAGTTGCTGTTATCTTAAATCTATCAGCTCCAGGAGCCGCAAAATTAGAGAATCCCCTAGCATTATCAAATAGATCAGGATTTTGTTGAGAAGCTACAACAATAGACTCATTTATTAATAATCCAACTCTATATGATGGAAAACTAGAATATTGATCTAAAATTATTGATTGAGCACTAACATCTACAAAAAATCCTCTTATAAAATAAACACCATTTTCAATTTTAGCAGCAGAAGCAGATCCAACAGCATCTGTTACGATAGTTGTAGCAAAAGTGGAATCCGATCTAATTGTAGAAAGAGAGTATTCTAGATCTTGCAATAAGATTAAATTTTCACCATTAACAAAGGAGTTGGTCGAAAAATCTATTTCACTACTACTTTGATATTTTACATAAAGAGTATAGTTACCGTTAGTAGACTCTTGATCAGTAATATATCCTTGTACTAAAGCTCTAACTCCACTAGTCTCGCCTTTTATATATTTTCCTACTAATTCGGAAATATAAAGAGATACTGGTATACCTAAGTGGCTGGGGTCAATTTGAACGTAAAAATAATCGGGGTCGTAAGCAATTTGTCCAGGAATAACTACAGATCCTTCTTTAAAAAAGTGCTTACCAAACTTTTCTATTTGGCTCTGTAGAATAGATTGTAGAGTTGTTAGTTCTCTAGCCTGTATTGGAGTTCCTGGTTTAAACAGTACCCTTTGATAATTTTTAGTAGCATCAAAATCATCAAAATATGGAGATGCATTTAGGTTGGTATTTTGTGCCATGTTAACTTAGAACTCCAGTACAACTTTGATATCTTCTTTTTGGCTAGCAGATCTAGGAATTGGTTGCCTATTATCTATGTAGATAACTTCACCAGACTTTTTATTGAATTCGGCAGAACCTATACCAGAAACAAAATCTATCCCTAATTGGTATATTTTATTATTTATTGTAGTAGTAATACCGTTGAAATTTGTATCTATAGATAAAGCAGGACCTACAATAGAAGAACAATTAATTGTTGTACCATATCCAGCGTCAGGATTTGAAGTAAATTTCAAAATCTTAAATCCAGTTTCACTGGATGCCAATCCAGTTGGTTGATAATATTTTAAAACACCAGTTACATTGTCCCAAGAAGCAACAAAACCAATAGCAGTAGATCCAAGACCTACTGTTTGTTTAATTATAGAATCGACAGCATAGGTCGTATTTGTAGTAACTCCAGATAATTTTAATGATTGTAAACCACTAACCATTGAAGTATTAAGAACTTCCACATTACTATTTGGAATAGTTGGATTTTTTAATATTCCAACTCTAGCAAAATCATTACCAAGAATTACGTCTGGATTTGTTTCTAAAGTTTCAAATCTAGAATACAATAAAACTCGATAAGCACCAAGTTCACGATAAACATCATATCCATGACCACCTTTTGGTGGAATAATAACATTAAATGAAGCTACAGATGTCGTACCTATACCGGTATTACTTAAATTATTAATTGGTCCTCCAACTTGAGAACCAGGAGCTCCTGGATAAAATTGAATAGTACCATAAGTATAATCTTTTCCACCATCAGTAACAAAAACTTCAGAAACTTTACCAAAAGAGTCTATAGTTATCGTAGCTTTTCCTCCACTACCATCTCCTAAAATAGGGACATTAGAGAAAGATGTGGAAATTGGTTGATAATTAGAACCTCTATTATTGATTAATATTACTTCAATTTTTCCGTCAATAGCATTATTTTTTGTCGCTATGCTTTCTCCAGACTGACCCCATTCTTCTGGAACTGGAATATATTCAACAGAATCAAATTTAACTATTTCGGATGGTTTAATTGTATAAAGATATTTCCAAATATATCCATCTCCAGAAGTTCCTGCACTGTAAACAGATATAAACTCTCAGATCTTCATTTACGACATAATAATTTGATTGGTAAAGAGAAGATGAATTAGTTACAGGAGTTAAATTATAAACATTATAATCATGTCTATACATTTCATAACTATTTCCTGCAACCCATTCTATTTTTCTAACCAATCTTCTTACATCCTGAGATGTAATTTGTTTCATTGCTATAATAGATTCTTTTATTTGAGCCTCTTCTTTAAATCCATCCAAAGGAGATGGAACATTGGTATTCCAAGTTGGACTACCTCCTGCAAGAGGATTGAGTGCATTAGGCATACCGATAAATGTATAATACTTATCAGTAGTACTAGCTGCACCAGTAAGATTCTTTACAAAATTTTCAGCATTCAATATTCTAAATTGATCTGATATAATAGCAGGCATTTTAAATAACTGGTTTTTATTTATTTATTTGTAAATTAGACTGATATCGTTCTAGTAACTTGTGGTGCTGTGGAAAGTCCGGTCAAACCATTATTTGTATTAATATCAAAAGCTTCTGGAGTTCCTAATGCCCTATTTTGATAATCATATATTTTACTCCAACTATATCTTCCGTAGAATCCATTTGTATTAACACCACTTACATCTTCACCTCTCTTATAAACTTCTATGTAATTTCCTGCAGGAGATTCTAATGGAGCAAAATTGCAACTTACAGTTACAATTCCAACACTAGCGGTAGTTACGGACTCTACCCTGTAAACTCCATCCAAGTAGGTATATGCAGTACCAACTCTGGAGTTTGGATAGTTAGACATACCACCCAAACTTGTAGTAATGCCCGTTAATGCATGTCCAACAGTTACATTACTATCAGTAATAATGAAATAATCTCCCTTAGAAAGTTGACTGGAATCGACTCCAAAATTATTAAGAGATGAATACCCAATACCTAATGTACTATTATCATAAGTCTCAGACTTCAGTATAAATTCTATTTTTGGAGAAGTTGTTCCTATTCCTGGAGTACCTGCAACAAAAGTATTAATTCCGATAATAGTTCCGAAATCACCGATAACTTTAAATGATTTAATAGTTTCTATCTTAACAATGTCTGGTTCAACTAAAACTGGAGGCTCATTATCTTGTTGATAACCAAATCCACCATTTGTAACTTCGACGGAAGTTAATATTCCTGAAGAAACATAACCAATAGCAGTGGCTCTATTGAAAATAGGATCACTATAAATTGCGGTTCCTGCAGATCCTACAGAAATATATCTTCCCTCTAAACCTAATGTTGGAACCTGTAAAATGTCCTTTAAATTATTAGGTTGATTGGTATCTCTATAAATCCATGTAGATAGATCAAAAGAGTAATACAAGTCGCCATTAGAAGTGATAGCAACGTAAAAATCATTATAATAAACATCTACTAGATTTTCAGAAATATTAACAGGCATTAATTGCAGAGAACTAGGATTCATACCCTTTAATACTACTCCAAAGTCTCCTACGACTACATAATTACCATTTACATAAATGACTTTATTTAAATTAAAGGATGTTGGACTACTATTTGAATCCCAAATTACATTATTAGCGGAAGATAATATTACGCCATTGTCACCTACTGCAACAAGTCCACTTGGAGAATAAGTTATACTATTAATATTTTGAAGTGTTCCTGAGAATCTACTAATTAACATTGTAGATCCTATACCAACTCCACCAAATATTGATCCTGCAGCTCCAACAGCAGTCCATGAATCTAAATTTGGAGAATAAACTATGTCATTTAGAGTTCCCGTGTAAGTTGTTGGGAATCTAGTTATAAGTCCTAAACCAGGAACTACACTTTCCTCCAGAAGGTTTATTAAAGTCCATGGACCAACTGTACTTCCATATCCAAGTGATTTAGAAACTATACCATATTCACCAACAGCCATATAAACATTTGTTCCACCACAAGATACGGAAGTAAAGTTTATTGTTCCACCAAATCCGATAGATCCTGTAGACCAACTTTCAGCATCAATACTTGTGGCATATAGAGAAGAGGATCCAACAGCAACCAAAGTATTTCCATAAATTAATGAGTTTAATTCATATCCTGTGGTAATTCCTGTAGAAGGTTTCCAGTCTTTAATTGGATCTTTTCTAGAAATCAATGACTTAGAAATACTGATGACAGGGTTTTGAGTATAGGCATAACCAACTCCACCATCAACAACACTAATAGAAGAAATTGTTGAAGAACTTGAAACTATAGATGTACAGATTGCTGCTGATATATTTTTAACTTCACTTATAACAACATTTCTCTTATCTTCACTTAATAAGTCAACATCACTAAAAATTGGGAACGCATTATCAACGTAAATTACAGAATCGGTTTCAGTTACAGACTTAATTAGTTTAGCAACAGGTCTAATACTACTCTTTAAACTTAATCTTGACTTAGAATAAAGTTGTCCGCTAATGATTCTATCATATTCCTGTTTAATCCAAGTTAGAGGTCTATTTTTATTTGGATCAGTAATTATTCCAACACTATTATAAGTAAAAGTGTCTATTTGATCTGAAGCAGATATTTTTTTGACAATTCTTTCCAATTGATCAGTATCAAAAAGATGTGCAGGTGGAATTTTGTTTTGGAGCTTCAGTAAATAAAACTCTAGATCCAGAGAACGTATAAGAAACTCCAGGAATTTGTAAAATATCATTAATATAGATGAAAAGATTATTTTCTAAGTTTAAATCAGTTCCAGCGAGAGTTTTTAAACTCAGAATTTCTCTAACATTGTTATTAGTAACGGATAGTGTAAACTTTTTACGGAATCCATTGAATCTATCAGAAAAATCATCGAATAATATAAACTGTCCAGGATAAAAACCAGAAAACTTATCGGTTTGAACTTCTCTAACAGTTAGTCTAAATTCTTGGAAAACAGTAGATAATCCAGAATTTATCAGTAAATTTGGTACTTTTAATATATCACCTACTTTATATCCAATTCCAGGGTTATCTATTTTATAATCAATAATACTAGATCCTTGACCAACAGTAACTGAAATTTTTGCACCCTGGCCTACTCCAGAAGAACCGCCAGTATATGCTACTCCCAAATTACTATAGGCAGTAGGTATTCCTATTACAACTTCTGGGATGGAGGTTGTAGTGTAACCAGATCCAGCGTTAACAATTGTGAACCCGGTTATTGTACCGGCTGCACTAACTGATGCAGTTATACTTGCTCCAGAACCAACAGTAGAATAAATGCCTACAGTTGGAGGTAATCTATATCCAGATCCACTTCCAGTAAGAGTTAAAGAAGAAATAGTTCCAGCTGCAGAAACATTAGCCACTGCACTCGCGCCCAATAAAGGATAATATCCATATCCAGTAGTCACACCGACTTTAACTATTTTACCCGCACTAGGAGTTCCAGTTAAAAACTTAATTACATTTTCGGAAGTACCGTCTATATCATAATCCGTTCTAGGACGTTGGAAAACATTATTAATTAAAATTATAGGATTATTATTGATATTTGTTGATGAATTAGTATTATTGAATAGAGCAGTTGTTGTAGATCCTTTAGTTTTTGCAGTAAACTCTGTAGCGGCTATTCCAGTAAATGATAAAGATATATCATCCAAAATAATATTCTTATCTTCAGGTTCACCAGGATCAAATTGTCTAGAGAAAACTCTTCCACCAAATATAGATCCAGTTTTTAATCCTACTGGACCAATTTTTCCATATGGTGCTGTAGTGAAGTAAATTACATCTCCTACAATATTATAATCACCAGTTAATACGGTACAAGCTACTCCAACAGTATGGACTCCTGCAGAAGTTCCCAAATATCCCCTTTCTACTTTAATAATATCAGTTCCTGCGACACCGATATTCTTAACAACAACATATTCGGAATTCATATTAATGATGTCACCAGTATAAAGAGAAGATATTCCAGTTAAAACTTGTATTAAAGTTGTAGAAGCTGAAGAAACAGGGGAACCTAAAGTTATGGATAATGATTTACTTCTAATTGGAGTCTGAATAACTCCATCTATGGTGATAATAGAACTTGTATTGGGTTCTTTGTACTCAAATGAATGGATTCCAGTACCAAAACCAACTATATTGAGTATAGTTGCAGTAGATAATCCTGATAATTTAAACTTACTATCATCCAATTTAGTGACAAATACAGATTTTGGAAGTTTATTCGATCCAAGAACAATAGGTGTAAATGAAACATTATCGTTAGAATTAGAACCACCTATGTAAGTGCCTGCAATAGAAATTACGGAGGTAGATGCATATCCAGATCCGCCATTGGTAACTTGTATTGAACTTATTTCTCCATCATTGTTTCTAGAAACACTAAATGTAGCTCCATTTACATCCAAAGAGGGAACATTTGAATAGGTTTGATTTGCTGCCGCTTGAATTACTGTTGGTCCAGTTGAACTTACTACAAATGAGAGATTATTTGTTGGATTAGATCCTTTAAAATAAGTACCAGCTATAGATACTGTTTGTCCAACGGCAAATCCTTTTCCACCTGAAACCAGAGAAATTGATGTTGATAATGGTTGTCCTGTTGTTGCAGAATACGAAACTACTACATCGAACACAGCATTAATTCCACCAGAAGTACTGGTTCCTACTACATCATTAAATAATTGCGTTGTTGGACCTGCTGGAACTAATACCGTAGAAATTCCAGTTATTGATGTTGTAATAGCAGCACCATACCCATTTTCATAAATTGATGTTCCATTATAATTACCAACCTGCATTAAAATATCTTTAATTTCAGTGGTATATGAAGTAGTTGCTATTCCAATTGGAGTTCCAGAATAGGTATAAATCAGTTCTTGACCACTTTGGAAATTGTGATTATTGAAAATAAAAGTATCAGTGTCAATCTTAATTACATTTGAATCAGATCCACTAAACTCTCTCTTAAATAGTGGATTTCCATTTGATGTTAATTTAAATGTGGTTAAACCTACTATAACTCCACCTCTTGTTATGGATGGATAGGTTATTTCTGGACTAGAGGCTGTTCCTAATCCTATTATTGTAGTAATAATTCCAACATAATTCACAATTGAAGATTGAACATTAGCACAACAACTAGAACTATAAGATACACTACAATCCGAATCTGCTAAAATTGAAAAATTATAGTACTGACTGGTAGATATAAATGCTTTTTCTACCGTGCCGCCACCAACATATGTGTGATCAATAGTAGATATTCCTGGATTTATTTCTATCGTACTCAAACCTATTCCAATAATTTCATATACAAATCCTTTTGGTGATAATGGGCCGTTTCCATCCAAACCTGCACCAAGATTTGGGAATATTGCAGTACTTATTCCTCCACCAGAGTTGCAAGAAAAAACTAGATTTTTAACTACAACGTAATCACCAACAGAGGCATTTAAATTAACTATATTTGCGGGAGTTAATCTAATAGTCTGAATTCCAGTAACATTATTATAAGATGAAGTTGTTATTGCAAATGGAGTTCCAAGTTGATATGAAGTTTTAACTCCAACATTATTAATAATGTATTTTGATATATCTGTTATGTAATTATAAGCAGATAATCTTTCAGTGGTGATGCCAGAAATATAACTTGTTCCAATACCAGACCAATAATCCAGTCCCTGGCCTACTGATTTATTGTTAGAATTGTACTTAATGTCATGAGATATAGCATCTACAACATTTCCTATTTCTTCAGTAAAACTGGTTTTACTCCATCCAACACTGGTAACTATTCCAGGATAAGTTGCAGTGATAAATCCAACTACTTCTTGCTGAATAAAAGCTTTGTTTCCATCTAATAGATCAGAAGCATCAGCATAAGTTCCATCAAGAGTTTGAATTGATGATCCATCAAATTGACTACTAATGTCATCTATTGTTACAACTTTATTTGTTTTATTTAAAATATAATTTCTTAAAGCAATACCTTCATTAAAGAATACCTTCTCTACAGAACCATCATCAAGAAAATCTTCCTCATAAACTAAATTAAAATTACTTCTTTCACCAATAGAAATTTTATTATCAACATTAACTAGGAATGATGATGCTGATTCTAAAACTGTTGGTCTTAGATCTGTAGATTTTGATATACCAATTTGAACTTCGGGTTGAGTAGCCTCGGTAACGATTTCTAAGTCTGAAAATTCTTTAAATCCGGATGGATGCACCAAGGATCTTACAGATTCTCTCCAAGAATCATAAGGTATTTCGCTCTTAATAGCATAAGAAAACTTTTGATAATAGAAATTATCTGAAATTCTTTGTTGGAAATCATTTAATATTCCAACAGCATTGTCTATCACTCCAACTTTATCTCTGGAAACTCCTAAAGTAGAGTTTAGATTAAAAGTATCAAAATATTCAACTACTCCATTTATTTTGGAATTTTCTCCAAATATTCTGTCTCCAACTATCAAACTTCCAGCAGAATCATTTATTCTCAACTGGTTTAGTTCATTATCCCATCCACCCTCCATTACATTTCCAGAGAAGACTCTAGAAGTTACTCTTTCTCCAGACAGATAGTTAACATTATCATTTAAGATCATCTCAAATGATGGCATAGATTTTTTATTAACTACATATCCCAAAGTAATGGTATCATCATAAGTACCAAAATCTCCCGTAGAAATACCAGACATACTATAAGTAATGGTTTTATTTTCTACGCTAGTGGAAGTAATTTTAAAGAATCTATATCCATATGATTTAGAATTAAAGTTTGCCTTGGATGAAGTGGAATTAGTCAGTCGGCAACCTTCAATAAAAATTTCATCTCCAACTGCGAAAGGAAAATCAATTTGTGTATTCCCAAAACCAACATTAATAAAATTAGTATCTAATAATTCTAAAGTTACATCATTTCCAGAAACAGAAACATTATCAATATCATATCCATTAGAATTATAAATTGAGGAAATTTGTAGTGGTGAACTCAAAGAAGTTGAGTTGTTAACTATAGTGACTTTTGTTACTGAACCTCCAGTTATATCAGCTTTTAATTTTATTGATGGGTTATCCTTTACAAATAAAGTCGGAGCAGTATTATATCCTCTACCTCCAGTTAAAATACCAACAGAATCTATAGTTAAAATATCTCTTATTCCAATAACTGTTGGTACACTTAAAGAAGGAGTTAAAGTTGGATCTGTTGGATAATCAAATCCATCTTTGATTCTCTCATAATCTTCGACTCTACCTATTTTGGAAGATTTGAGTTTAATAATAGCATTTTCACCAAATTGCGTGTCAATTCCTTCAACAAAAGGTAATTTTTTATAACCTCTTCCTGGGAAATTAATTTTAAGAGAATTTATTGGACCTAAAGCCGTTTTAGATTTTGTAGTATAAGTAACATTTTCATTAGAAGAAATATATGCCTGTTCTTCAAGCTTAGTTAATTTTTGACTTAGATTGAAAGTAAATGTAGTATCATTTGGCACTGAAACTATATAACTCTTATCTAAAGAGTGTTTAGTTACCGTTAATTTATTATTTCCTTTTACTTCTCTATCGGATGTTATTTCTTTTTTTCTAAGATCTAGTGGATTTTTAGCGATTAAATTATAATACAGTAATTTAGGGTATTGTTTATTAGATGAATCTAAAGTAACGTAAGATCCAAAAGTTCCTGGTGATTCCAAAGTTCTAGAAATAACAAAGTTATCAATATCATTTCCAATAACCTCTACAGTATTTTGGAAATCGGGATCTTCATAGAATTGTAGATCCATTTCAAGAAGACTTGGATCAGACAAATCAAATTTTATAATACTACCTTCGACAAAATTCAATGGAGGGTTTATTAGATAAAAACCATGCGATACATGTCCAGTTGATGTAAGATCTATTACATTGGAGTTCTTAATATCAGATTCATATTCACAAAGTTGAATTCTATTCAGATTTAGTCTTAAAATATAATAAGTACTATTATTTTGCAATCCACCAACAGTACTTCCCTCAGTATGATAAACTACTTTATCTCCAGTTTTTAAAATAGCTGACCCAATACCTATTGTATTATCAGCAATAGAAACATCAGTATTAGCGAAAGGTATTTTTGCAGTTGTTAATTTTCTTATTTCAGGATTATAAAGAATCTTTACTTCATCTAGTTCTCTATTATTAATACTGAGATTAACTATATCATTATTACTTAATCCATGACTACTAGTAGTAGTTACTATACCATTATGTTTGGAAATAGATCCTTTTATTTCTGGATATAATGTTGTCAGTGAGTGTGCTGAACCAATTATACTAAATGAGTAATCAAAATTAACAAATTCTACTGAATTTAAATTAGTTCCTATACCACTAGTTGTGGTAAATCCAAGTGTCGATAATCCAATATGATCTTTACCCAAATTAACGGCATAAACTATTTGACCATCTAAAAGTGGAATACTTACTCCACTACCCACATTATTAAAATATAAACTAGTTCCACCTAAACCTGGACCATATAAAAGAGGTTCACCAGTGTAAAATCTATGATTTGGTATATAAATGGATCTGGATGGGATAACCCTGGCTTCAACAGTGCTGGTTCCAATACCGACAATATATCTTATAGTTTTATCTGTTCCTGTACCTACAGTTTCTTTTGGATTGAAAAATGTTACACTATTTTCAAAGGTAGCTTGAGTTACAGGACTCTTTGGTACAAACTCAAAACTTGTTGGCAATAACCTAACATTATCTATTCCTGCTGTATGAATTCCTGGATTTGCTAACCTATTAACATAAAATCCAGATCTAGGAGCAGATATGTCAACTATCCTTAAAATTTCTGTTCCTATGCCAATAACATCATTAACATTAAATCCGTTTATGTCCTTAACACCAATAAAAGTGGTAACACCAGAAGCAGCAACTGTAATATTTTCAGATAATTGAACTGTTTTATTTTCTACTGATACTTTCCAGTTACCTTCCAATTCAGAAGCAGTTATGGTAGAAACACCAGTTATCGTTATCACTTCACCATTAGAAAGTTCATGTGGTTCTGTTGTTTGGACGACTACTACATCATTTTTAAATAAGAATGTAACATTTTCTATTTTTACATCCTCGATCATAAAAGATTCTATTTCTTTTCCTTTTAAAGAATCTACTACAATATTTGCTCCAGTTCCAGATGTATTCTTATTATTAATTAAAAGTCTATCATTTATTCTATAATTGTCCCCAGGAGAAAATATAACTGCACTCTCAATACCGGAATCCTGAACTTCCTTAACTCTAAATTCTTGTTTATAAGTATCAGAAATTTTATCAATCAAATCATATCCAGAATTATTACTATTAATATAATATGGGCCAATATTTCTTGTTATTCTATATGAAGATAGATCCGTATCTTGATTTATTTTTTGTAAGAAATTGTCCTCTATTGGAGTACCTCTAAAATATTTTCCAATAATATATGGATATGTTGGAGAGGATTTGCCAGTAGGATCAACAGTTATTGAACTAAAGTAAGCATAAGTTCCATTAGGATACTGTGGAGTTTTACACCATCTTCCATTATATTGATCTAAATCTCCGGCTCCGGTAAAAATATAGTCATCAATGAAATACCCTGCAATAAACCCTGGAGGTCTAATTCCTGGCGTTAAATCAGGTTGAAGTTCATAACTTGTTTTTAATAGTCTTATAGTACCACCAACTAATGGATCATAGCCATATGGTCCGTAAATAGGATATCCATCATAAGAAAATCCTAGTATTGGAGAGTGTACTTTATTATTTGGACTTTCTTTATTTGTTTCGGTAAAGTTATCATCTAATTGATATCTTAACTTTTTAGGTGCATAGAAATTTATAAATTGTAATCCAAGATCTTCATTCTTACTGGGGAACAATACTCCATCATCTTCATTGGAAATTTGTCCAGAAAGTTTAATTACCTGATTAATTTTCCATTCATTAACATTTGCTAGGAACTTAGCATCTTTACCTCTATTAACAACAGTTAATACGGTATTAGAAGATGCATATCCAACACCTCCACGTAATACATTGACACCAGTTACTCTACCATTCGTAACTATTGGGTCAATTTCAGCAAAAGATCCATCTCCACTTATTACAATATCCGAGTCAGCTCTATATCCATTTCCACTGTTTATTATCTTTACATCTATAATAGAACCACCAAGAATAATAGGTTTTAATACACACTCAGAAGTTACGGTCTGAACTGTAACCAAAGGTCTTCTATGGAAATTTAAAATATCTGTGCAACCATATCCAATGCCACCATCTTCAAGATAAACATCAGATATTGATCCCAAAACCACAGGTTGTAGAATGGGAGTCACTATACTACTTTCACCAATTTCGGAAATAGTTTCTACATTAATTGTAATTGGCGGATATGCAATTATATGTGTACCAAGGCCTACACTAGAAAACTTAACATATTTTTTATTTGAAAAATCTTCTTTGGAAAGAGTAGTTCCAATACCAGCTACAGATAACTTAAATCTATTTGCATCTAAAACTTTTACATAATAATTAATTGATGTCGATAATCCTGAAATTGGAGTTCCAGTATGATTATATGTTACTAATTCACCATCATTAAATCCATGTTTAGTCGCAAAAATGTAAGAATCAAAAGTGTTGATACCTACAGTTTCTCCTGTTGTAAATTGCGATGGAATTCTTACTGCTCTGTTAGAATAACCTTTACCGGGATCCTTTACATAAACCCTAGTAATAGTATTTTTATTTTTTAGTGTTTCTAAAGAATGAGAACCAGAACTAATACCAGTTATGTTTATTTCATTTGTTTTATCAACTGCATCTGTGAAGGTATTATATAGCTTAATAATTTTTTCAGAAGAAACCCCAACAAAATAATGAGATTTATCTACTAATCCAATTATGTTAGCGTTTCCATTTGAATTGTAAATTATTTCTTCGCCGTCTACGAGATTATGATTATTAATAAAGGTAATAGAGTTTGATCCAACATCTACAGATATACTTGGTCTAAAACCAACAGTAATCCTTGACTTTACTAAATTTGATTCTAATACGCATCCACTACCATTTCCGCCAGTTATAGTAATTTTTGGTTTTGTTTGATATCCAATTCCTGGATTAATAACTTTAATAGATTTTACTTCACCACTTAAATTTAAGTGAGCTTTTGCATTAGATCCTTGTTCATCTTGAATTATTATTTGTGGAACATTTACAACATCATAATCTTTTCCAGAATTAGTTACCTCAATTGAACTCAACTTTCCATAGTAAATATTTTCGTCAAATAATGTTGGAGATAGTATCTCAACTCCATTTGATAAAAGTCCTATTTGTTTATTATTGGTAGATCTTTTATTCTTATCATCAAAAATTTTCTTTCTACCAGTAAGATCAAACTTTTTAAATATCTTTTGATTTTTTATGATTTTATTTTGATATCCAGATTTATAGATAAAATCTAAATTACCAGTTAATGGATTCAGTGTAATATACTTCTTGGAGAAAATATCATTTTTACTGAAAGATAATTTTATGTTATCTAAATCTACTCTAGTTACAAAATAAAATCCAGTAGATAACCCTGAAGTGGAATTAGTACCTGGATCATAATAAACAGATTCTCCAGTTTGTATATTATGTCTTGGACAATAAATTAAACTTGTGGAAGAAGCTCCTACTACCGAGATTGTTTTTTTAGTATCAGAAGCCTCAATAGTATAATTTGGTAAACCAGTAGAAGTTACATAAAAATTTTGTTCTTTAAAATCAATATAGGTATTTTGTACTCCGGATGGGATAATATTAATATATGAATAATCATTGGAAAAATGACTAGATTTTATGATTAAAGTTTTTAATATTTTAGAATCCAAAACATTAAAAGTAGACCCAGTAACTTGAACTAGAATTCTATTAGTATACTTTTTAATTGTATCTCCAGCTGGATACTCTACATCTAGAATGGTAGCATCAGAAATATTTCCTAAGATATCTTCCAGTTTTATAGTCTGTTCTTTATAAAAAGAAACCTCATCATATAATATTATCCTATACTTATCGGAATCTACCTGAGATACATTTTTTATATTGTGATTTGTTGGAACATTGTATATCCAGCTACTAAATTGATAGCTAGAAGACATATCCTTACCAAAACCTGATAGTCTTATCTTATCACCTACTTTTAAATTGGAAGTTTCTGAGAAATCTATAGAATCAATTACATTGATAACTCTAAAATCTACTTTAGATGTATTACCAACACCAATGTAACTGTAAGCAAATTTCTCTTCTACAATATCCAAAGAAAAGTCAAGAGGCTTAGTAACTCCACTAACTCCTAAAAATTGATTGCTACTCTTATCAGAGTAAGTAATTTCTATATAATTAGAATCTTTTGGTTTTACTAAAAGTTTTCCAGATTTAGAAAATCCAATAGTAGAGTCTACAAGAATACTATTTGAACCTGCAGGAGTATATTCTAATACTTTAGTTTTACCAGAAACTTGAAATACTCCACTAAAAGAAGTAGAGTCTAAAGATATTTCATAAAATAGTTTATTTCCTATAGGTCTATATTCTACGTTATAAATCGAAGCACTAACTGTACCTATACCAGGAAGATTTTGGTATAAAAAATTTCCTTTTGTTTCTGTTGGATCTCCTCCAGAAATTTTTTCTACTAAAATATTTTTTGTTACAAAATAGCTATTAGATGAAGGTACTAGTGTATAATCTTGTGGTTTAATTATTTGAATATCTTTACCATATAAAATTTTGAATAAAATTTCATATGATGAATTTGTTCCTTTGGATCTATAAAAATCTTTAATTCTTGTTAAAATATTTTCTGAGGAAATTCCTTCAGAAAAAGATCTTGATTCAAATCCAGGTACAAATTCATATTTAAACTTTTCAAAGAATTCTACTAAAAATAAATTACTTAAATTATATACAATAGAGTTATCTTCGTGTTCTTCTGCTTCTGTTTTCTGAAATTGTAAAAACTCTGAATTTTGTGTGGATTTTATTTGATCTATTCCACTAAATCCTCTTATACATCCGATAAAAGATGTGGCAGTTTTTTCAGTATAAGTTATAATTTCATCATCTATCTTTAATAGTCCATATTTTTCTGGCCAAGAATCAGTACTATCGACATTAATGGTACTATCTGACGCATAAATGTACCCATTTAAAGTCGTTGACTGAACTAAATCATTATTATTAAAAGCCTCTACACTTTTATAAAACTTTATGTTATCAACTAAATCTATAGCACCAGACTTATGATCTAAAGAATTATAGTAAGACTTCAAAAAAACTTTAAATAAAGGAGATTCCTCATTTAAAAACTCTGGAATCTGAGATTCCACGATGTCGTTGATTCTAACTCTCTTGATATCTGTCATTTTATCTAGTGTACTTTCCGTTTAAATAACTTGAAGTCGGTGTAAACAATGTAGCTGCTGTATTTTCACCTGATGTAATAATATCTTCTATAGTATTTACCACAGAATTTTGAACATCAATTTGTAAGTAAAGATCTTTTAATCCAATAATATCATTTGATTCTGGAACTGCCTGAACCTCAATAAATCCATTTTGAAGAGAAGATCCAGTTATATTTACAACGTCCAATAATATTTCTCCACTCTTATAATTTATTGTTCCAGCATTGGCTTTAATTATTACAGGAACATTATTTTCCACTTTAAAGAAGAAAATTCTTCCACTAATATCATCAATCTGGGTATCCCCCATATATAGAGTTTCATCAACTCCACTTATAGTAAATCCAGTAGATTTTACTGAATAACCGCCTCGTTTGATGTGAACTCTATTACCAAAACAAACTTCATACGTTGCAAAAGTATTATAAGCAGGAGTAAAATCTCTCCTCATTCTAACTTTAGTAATGTTGGAAGTGATTGCTTGATCAGTTCCATCAATCAAAGTATTGATTTTACTGAATTTAAATCTTCCACCAAAACTATTTACATCACTAGATCTAGCATATGATGTAAGAGTATTTAATACTTTAGTGCGTAATCCATCTGCACTTGATACTTGGTTTACATTGTAATAAACTGTAGTATCAAGTTCAATATACAGATATGAAAGGTCTATTATTTCTGGTCTGATTCCTGCAATAGAATATTGTTTTAAATTTCTTAAAATATCTTCTTTTGTAATTTGCGATAGAAAAGTACCATTTCTAGGTTTAATAGAAATAAAAACTTTTCCATATTCTGGAGGATCTAATTCTTCACCACCATATGCAGTAACAGATTCCACATTACTGTATACATAAGGAACTAATCCTTTGAAATCATTTGCAGTAACTGCACGGAACTGGGATGCATAAACTCTTGGCGCTAGGTACTTGATAGAGTCTACACTTTCTATTTCATCGCCGTTTTGGGACGCAGAAAGTGTTCTGAGTAGGGAGATGCCAGTTGATACTGCAGCCTGGTTATTATCCCTTAGAACCCCTGCAAAAGTAAAATTAGAAGCACTGTTACCTAAACTACCATTAGTCACAATGTAGGTCACTATAATGTCACTACCGGATGCAGGTTTTTTTCCTAAGATACCGTCACCAAAACGAATTTCATATTTTTGGTCAGCTACTTCTTCAATAAGAAACATTCTTGTATCTGGACCAACATTCAGAATATCAGTATAAAGAGTATATTGTTCTGTTACTGAGTTTCTTACTGATACCCTAATTGTTGTAGTATCAATATTTACATTAGGTAAAATAAATCTTTGATTTTTCTGGGATGAATCTACTGTAAAAGTACTTGTTAAATAAACCCCTTCATAGATTTCTAGGTTCTCAAATGTAGCAATACCGTTATTATCAACTGGAGTTGTTACATCCTCTGGAATAGAAAAAATATAATTACCATCTCTTACAGCTCCAAGTGCTACTTGACCTGCTTGAATCTTTAAAGTTCTAGCCGCACTTGATGTAGTTAAGTCAACATTAAAACTTATTCTAGCTTTTGCAGATCTTCTCGATCTTGGTGTATATCCAATGTTACGTGCAAGAGAAACAATATTTTCTCTTAGTGTTGCACTGTCCAAAAATACTTCATTAACCGCCATGTTTGTATTAAAGGCGGTAACGTAGCTATTATATGCGAGTAAATCAATCAGCGTAGAAAAATTAGACCCTTCAAAATCAAAATCAGTAAAATCACTGTTGGATCTAAGGTAATCTTTAATTTGTGTTCTTAGATCATTAAAATCTAAGTTGGTAAACTGATTGAATGACATTAGACTCTAGTGGGTTGTAAAATAAATTCTATACTTTGTGTTGGTATTGGTAACCCAACTATATCATATGAAATTCTAATATTCAAATCATTCGACTCTTCTGTATATGTAACTAAAACTGTAGATTGATTTATTCTTGGCTCATAATTTTTTAATAGAGTCGAAATTTCAAGTTCAAGTTGGTATGCAACTTCAGGACTTTGGAGTTCAAAAATAGAACTATCAACATTAGTACCCAACAAATCATTAAAAAATCTCTCACCAACTCTAGTTCTAACTAAATTAATGATAGATTTTTTAATCGCATCAGAATCAGTAATTGCAAGAATATCATTTGTCACAGGATTTCTCACAAATGACAGACTAATATCTTTGAATTTGCGAGAAATCCTTACCATTACTTAAACTAAGGGTATTTATTATATCTATAAGACTTTTTTACCACTTTTTACCGTAAGTTGGTTCTGTTCCATACTCCCAATCATCGTAATCTTGGTCATTACGGATCTTCTCATGCAGTTCAGTTTGTTTCTTTAGATCGTGATTGGGTGCAGTATCATGAACGATCTCTTGTAGAACCTTTTTTTCTGTAAGAGGACTATAATCTGTGACGAGTTTAGTAGTTCCCCACGTTTGAAACATGTAATTTTTGTCTCTATCTACTGGAAAATTGGACATTTTTAGCTCCTGATTGTAAAAATCAGAACTTTTTACGGGGTTGCTATCCCGAAATGTCGTCTTCTTTTACTAGTTCGTAGTCATCACCAAGGATTTCCTTCAAATATTCCTCATTCCAGTAATTATAGTACTCTGATTTTGATAATTGTTTACGAATCTTACTTAATTTAATCTTCGATTGACACAAAATTAAATTATATTTTGAATTATTAGTCTTTACGCCATTGATATAAGTATCTTTTGTTGACAAATCTTCAAAGAATTTGTAATAGGTAAACTTTTCGTTGTAAAATTCTACCCATTTTTGAATTTGATCAGGTCTCCAAAAACTTTCTACAATAAAAACGATGACATCATGACCTGGCTCAGGTACGATGTCATCGATAGGAGTCTCTACAATGCTAGTTTTTGAATTAGAAGCGTATGGACAAACGGCGAAACCACCTAATTCTAAACGTTGTTTAGATACTTCAGCGATCCACTCATGAATATACGCTTCTTTTTCGGTCATATCAACCTGCAGCTAGGGGAGAGTTTGGATTTGGCTTTACTTCTGGAGCGGCTTTAACTTGTGAAGCAACATCATAAGAAAAAACATTGGCTTCAGAAGGTGCTTCTGGTTCCGCATTAGGTGATGTTTTTGGATCTGAATCAGCCATCTGTATAATTAGATTAATTTGAATTATTTAGACTTTTCCTTTGGTTGATATCAACCTTTCCCTTGACCACGGTAATTCGACTGGTGGCAGCATATTTAGTATGCTTTCCAGTTCCTTGACGACTTTTCTTAGGTGTCGATTCAATGACTACCTTGTTAGACGATGATTTTTTTGTTGCCATTTTGAATACCTCACAATTGTTTTACATACGCGCCAAAAATTGATTTTTTAACGCGCCGAAGATCAGATAATACGAGTCTTCTCGTGTCCAACGCGAATCTTAGGATCGCACCAGATCTCAAAGCCCGCTGCCTTTGCATCAAGACAGAAGGATACGTCTTCTCCACACATATCCTGAACTTCTCCAGAGTCAAACACTTGCATCTTCGGAGCGAACCAAGGATACTCTAGAGACTCAAATACACCCTTCTTAATCAATACCCAACCAAAACCAGTGTAGTCTACTGTGAATGGCTTACGACGCTTACTCATCGTATCACCAGTCTCATGATTCATGACTCCACCGCAAAGTTAACCATGGAAGAATAGTCCTGTGAAATTTGAATACTTGCACCAGACTGCACAAGATCAAAACACAACTGTACGAAATTCTTCAGAAAAATATATGAACATCCACGTCCAGGAAGACAGAAGATAATCGATTTACCACGAATCATTTCCTTCGCGGCTTCAATATCAAAATCATCCTCGTTTTTCTTTGGAGTCGGAGCGTTTGCTTTAATTGTAAATCCTTTTGACATAAAACTAGAATTGCGACGTAATTATTCTACCACTACAAATCAATTCATGCAATGGTTTCTGGATTATTTAGAACGTATGTAACCTTAGCAAATCTGAGATCTTCTTCAAGATTACAGTATGCTCTGATGATCTCCACCTTATGTTTCAAATCACACTTCGAAACATTCTGTGCAATTACATAACCATCTACAAGTATATTATACACACTCCTCTTCTACTTTTGCAAGCAGGTCCTCAATCTCAGACTTTAGAGAATCATTGATAATTAAAATCTTATCAGTATCCAAACGATGTTGAATACAATCAATAAGTAAATCCTTTTCGTAGTGATCTATTTGTAATTCCATGTATTCTGAATGTTCATCTCAAACATTATATATTCATTTCGTCTTTTTAGACCATAAGATTCTAACACACTCTTGAATACAGATCAAGATATATGTACATTCATCAACAATTGTAATATCTGTACCATACACATTCTCATAAAGATATCGAAGGGGACTTTTCATGATTACTCAAAGTATCTCTAAGAATTTATGAAAGGGGGTTTTGAGTGTTTTTGGCTGGCGAAAAAAATTTTGAGTCGTGTGAAGCTTTATGAGCGCTTTTTGGGGTCGTTATAGATTAGGGTAGTGAGCGTTTTTTGAAATAGGGGGCCACCGCGCCCCGCGCTATAACAAACGGGCGCATAAACAACTGCTCAAAGTGCTCATAAGATCACGAACACCGCTGCTCGTCTACCCTGTATTCGTGTCCCCTCCAAGTGCTCATAAGCCTCAGAGGGGACGCACACTCTACCCCATCAGCCGCTGGTCTTGAAATACGCAGCAGCATTGCCCTCCATCACAGCATTCTGTGCATGTGTGGCATGTCCGCTGTATGCCTGACCCTTACGGTTAGTGTTGGTGCGGACGCCATTCGTGCGGCTCATGAGCAGTTCAGATTTCCGAGCCTTACGGGTGGGGAGCACGGTGTACTTAATCTGCCCTTGAGTATCAGCAATCAGCAGGTCGAGTTTGGTAGCGGTTGCGACGTTAATGGTGCTCATGGTGTTAGTGTGTGGTGAACGGTTAGAATAGACGAAGCTCAGAGTTCTTTGATCACTTCGTCGAGCTCATCGTGGTTAAGCTCAGAGTCGTTCCAGAGTACACCATCAGGGGTGCAGCTCATACCGTAGTGATCAATCATAAGCTCTTGGAACTCGGCATAATCTTCACAACGAAGAGCAATCTTATACAGACTGTACTCATTGCCAATCCACAGAGCAGCATTCCAGGTCTCATAGTTAGCATAACCGTTGTAGGTAGCTTGAGTGGTTTGGGTGGTGCTCATGTGTGTTCCTCTCAACATGGCTAATATACGGGATCTGGCTCCCTCTGGCA